ATGTAGTTGTTGCCACCAAACGTAATGGTGGATCGCTTATCAGGTACAACCGGCATTAGTTGGGAGATCCCATCGAACTCACCAGGCGATCAACCTGCTCGGGTAATAGGCTGACTTCTCCAAACTCACCGAACACAATCCGGCCATTGCCGTGCCGATCAATAATCAGTGACGCATCATCCGGCTCCAGCCAGCGATCACACCAGCGGATCAACGTCCCACAGAAACTGTGGTTATCGATGAAAACCTTGAAGTCGGTGATCACGTCCGGTCCAATAGCCCGGAACGGACCCGTATGGCCTTTCTCGGCACGAAGCGTCGTGTCTTGGACCGGAAGTCTGATCGCGCTTCATTCAGGCGGTCTTCCCAGGCCCCGACATCAGCCGACGGTGCTTCGGCCCGCAACAGCTTGTAACACTCCATCAACGCCCCCGCACTGACCCAATCGAGGTCAGCCGTACTGGCATCCGAATCGGCACTCAGCTCGTCGAACCTGCGCCACATCTGCACCCAGTAGGGTTGCGTGGTGGTGCCGTCTGGCAACCGCACGTTGTATTGGGTTTGTCCCGTGATGTCATTGAAGACCTCCCAGTCATGCACCAGGTACACGTCGTGATAAGTAAAACGGTCATTTTTCAAACGGTAGATTTCCTGCAACTCAGCTTCAGGGTTCAACACAAACGAGGGCAGGGGATACAACCGGCGCTCGGAGGCCAACAAGATGGCGTTATCGAAATACACCACCTTGGAATTCTCAACCACCTGGAGCCGGAGCTTGACCGATCGACAGGATGACGGGGTCGTAAAGGCAAACTGAATGCCGCCATCGCCACCGGTGGTCCATGTCTCGGAATCAATTTCGGCACTGCCAGTCACGTCGTACGCCACCAGCTTGGGAGTCGTTGCCGCCGCGACCCCTTTGAAAAACGTGGCGGCGTAGTATTCCTTGTTCTCTTCAACAGCAATCGCGTCTGATTGGGCGTAACCATTCGCCGAGCTGGCCGTGACCGAAAGGGCTCGGGTGCCATGCAGCACCTGGGCCTGTGTCGTGGTCTTTGCCAGGCTGGCATTGCTGGCCGTCCAGTTGGCCGTGTTGGTGACTTCGTCCATCGTGCCATCTGGCACCAGGGTCAACGGAAACGTGTACAGGTGATGCATCTTGCGCAGCGCCCGATTCACGGCTTCCTTAATCGTGGTGGGATGCAGGATGCCGTGTAGCTCAAAGGTGTCGGTATTGGCCGGCCCCGTGCCCCAGGCATAGGCCGTGGGTACGGTAAAGGTGCCGGTGGCTGGCGCAAACCCATCCTGCTTGACCCGTCGGATATTGCCGGATTCATTGCCACTGGTTGGCAAGATCCACCAGTCGGGATACAGGTCGTCGGACGGCGTATTGCTATCCCCGTAGAACAGGGCGTTGTTCGCCGCGACCAGTGTGGTCGTGCTGCCCCCGGTCGCAGTACCACTGGCAAAGCGCCCCATGCGCTTGCTGACTTCCTGCCGAATCTGCGCGAGGGTCGGCATCTGCCTACTTCAAGTAGTGAGCGCCGACGCTAAACGTGAAGTTCGGGGAGCTGCCGCCAAGGGTGGCAACCACACGCCAATCCCGAGGGATCACGTCACTGACGGTTTCGTTCGACGTTTCCGCAATCCCCGGATACACCGTTAAGTCATCGGACCCCGTACCCGTTTTCTGGGCAAACGCGGCACTGGGAATATCAAAATATCCTCCGGCCACCGGGTCTTTCGCCTGAACTTTCACGTCCAATGTTGGGCTACTGCCGGACACGGCAGTGATATTCAGATAGAACCGTGCCCCATGAGCATCCAGGTTCTGTTGGTCGTCACTATTCGTGGTGGCCGTTCGTGCAGCCGAGGCCAGCACGGTAACCGGTTTATTACTCATCGTTGTCCCGCTGCATGTCGATCTAGTTCAATTGTCTGGCGCATTCCCATTTGCGCTACCTGTTATGCGTACGCTGGTGTGTGGCCAACCCACGCTCACTGCGAGCTTCAAACCCACACGTGGGACATCGATGCACCGGTGCGGCGTCCACGACGGGTTCTTCAGTCGTGACGCCAAGGTTGGCCGCATCAATCCGTTGTTGCAGGTGCGCCATTTCTTTTTCAAGTTCTCGCAAATGCTTCCGCTGGCGTGGCCCCAGCACGTCAGGCTTCTGCACCTTGTCGCGACCATCCACAAATTCCCAGATCGTCTTACCGTTACGTCCCGGCACTTCGCGAATCTCACCATCGTGAGGCAACCGGCATCCCCAACCAGGGGTTTCGTCCTTACTGGTTGGCACACGCGGCGCACAGGCCGTGCTTATCCATGATTCCCGCACCATCGAGATCCGTAGCTCCTGGCCGTTCTTGTCCGGTGGATCAATGATCGGCACAAACCGTTCGGTCTGTTGCCTGGGCGGCTGCATCCGCATGGCCGCATCTGTCTGTACCCCAATCGTCACATCCATCCGATCTGTCACGCTTCACCATCCTTTACTTCAGCGCCTTGCCACCCGTCGTCTTCAGCAAATTCTTTGCGTGCGTCACGTTCGCCGGGATGAAACTCGTCGTACTTCTGGTAGTGATCCAGCATGTCTTCGTTCTTCATCCCCGCAATATCGTCGGCTTCAGAGGCGTGCTTGGTAATGGCAATGATGGGCTTGCCGTTGACGCCCTGTCGGCGATGCGCCTTGACCGATCGTCCATCGGTATTCGGCGACCGTGACCAAATGATGAGTCCTGTTTTGAGTGCCATAACAATGCGGTGACGTGGTGAGGTGAGGGCCGTTGCCAGCCCCCACCCCAACCGTACGTCTCCTATGTCGCGCCCTTCGACAGTACGGAATTCCAATTGGTCCCATCACAGGACAAATAGGCATCCTCGTTCTGCGAAATCGTGACAATGCCAGATCCACCATCGTTGTTGACCGTAATGTCTTCCGAGGCGTCGGCAGAGTTACTGATGTAAACCTCCAACCCCTTGGCTTCAGCCGGTAACACGACTGTGCGCCCTGAACCCCCAGGATCTAGGGTTTGCGACCAGGCGTCGCCGACGGTCAGGGTTTTACCCCCGGACAGCGTCTCGACGTTCGAGTCGCGATATGTAGGTGCCCCAATACTCATGTGTTAGTTCCCCCTACGCCTTAAATCGTGGTGCCCGAAGGCGTTGCAGCATCGAAGTACATTTCCACGCCCCACTCGTTCTGGTTAATGCCGTGCCCAAAGCGTTGGGTCGCCACAATCTCCCAGCCTCGTAGACGCGGGTTGCGCTCTTTCTCGATCCTCGGCTTTCGCTGATGGACCACCACAAGCGCTCGCTCGTGGAAAATCGCGCCCTTTGCATCATCCGAGCCATCCACACTCAACACGTTGGAGCCGAACAGCTTGATGCCACGAATGGTCGTGACATACGCCGACTTCAACGCCTGTCGCTGAATGTCGGGTGGCACGCTTGCCAGGTTACTGACAGCCGGCCAACCGATGGTTTCTTCCAACTCGGTGTATTGAAACGTGTGCAACACGCCGGAAACTTTTCCGAACCGTGGTACACGCTGCGTGCTATTGCCATGCAGCAAAGCATGCGCGGCAAACACATACGGCACACTCAACTCAGTTCCGGCAGATCCCAAGGCGTTCGTGGAGAACGAGTCGAAATTGCCCATGAGCTGGGAGTCGTAGTACGCAGCCATCGCGCCACCCAGTTCTTCGCCAGCCAGTCGGCCAACGTCGTCCTGGGAATCTTCCATTGCGTTATCCGTTACAAGGATGAGCGCCCCGGCCTCACTCGCCGTAAACGTCGTGCTAGAAGGCGTAAAGGACTGCCCGTCCTGAATTTCAACACCGTCGGTCAAAGACGCGACCGATGCCTGACTCCAGGTCGGAATATCCTTTTGATTAATGCCCTGCGGCAGTGTGTGATTCCACACCAACGGCAGCATTATCGTGCCCTCACGCACTGTGAGAACCGAGGCAGCAATGGCGTTGTTCGCTAATGCCGAAACATTAGTCGCTCGTGTAATAGCCAATTGATTACCTCACGTAATAGTTAGGCACTGAGGGCATCCTCAGCACCTGGGTTTGTTCCAAACATGTCCCGGTACAGCGTGCGCCCACCGGGCGTTGCCAACAGCGCGTCCACGTCAGCGAAATCGTCGTCAGGATCAGCCAACCGCGAGGCCAAGTCCTCAAACGAGGCCACCGCTTCGCCAGGATCACCCTGGTCGGCTGGTGGCTGTTCCTGTCGAATCGCCTTAGTTGCGGCTTCTGTCCGCGTGGCTTCAGCCGAGGCTTGCCCAGCCGAACGACCAGCGGTCAGTCCCTGTTGATAGACCCACGGGATCAAGGCTGCTCCAGGCATCTGAGGGTTGGCCGCGACAGCTTCGCGAATCGTTTGATCCACTGCCGTGCGTTCCTGCCCTTCAAAGACCGGGAGGCCGCGAATTGGGTCTACAAGGTCGGTGCGATACACCGTCGCTGCTGCTTCATTCGCAGCGGCTGTGGGATCGGGTTGCCGCGCTTTGTCGATGTCCGCTCGCACAGCGCGATGGACCGGATCATTCAGATCGGTCGCTTGCTCATACAGTTCGTTCATACGCGCTGTATCAGCTTCAGCCGTGCGTTCGGCCTCGATACGTCGACGCTCTTCCGACACGGCACCGTCGAGACGTTCCTTCCAGGTCCGTCCTTGATCAGCAAGCTTGTCGCTAATCATCTTTTCGACATCAGCAGCCGTGAAGGTGGCGGGTGGCGTTTCTTCTGCTGCCGGGTCCGTTGGTGCGGAATCAGGAGCAGCGTCTATTGGGCTGGAGTCCGACGCTTCAGGGTTCGGTTGTTCAGCAGCTAAGGCATCCGCTTGATCAGGAGCGGCAGCATCAGGAGCTTGAGCATCGCCGGCGGCAGGGGCTGAAGGGTCAGCAGACGTGGATTCAAGACCCAGGTCATCTGCGGACAATCCCTCGGCTTCTAACCCTTTTGCCAGGTCAGCCGACAATCCAAACTCTTCAGTCGTCGAAGCCTTGGCTTCGTCGCTCATGCGAGTCCTTTCGTGGAGCGATACGACGTGAGATACCCCCAAAGGGGTTATCCAACATTTACTGAAGCACGCGCACAGAAGTTGCGCTATAGGCGGTCAACTAGTCGTCGTCGAGCGCCAGTCCCTGTAAGATCCGTTGCTCACGCTTGGTCAGTCCTTCAATAGCCCCACGCAGGATCGGATTGGCGTTCGAGTAAGCTGACCGTTCCTTGCGCCCGGTGGCCTTCCAGTTGTTCTTAATGATCTGCCGCACCAACAGGGCACCTTCAGGATCAACCATGCTGTAGCGGCGCAAGGCAATTTCTCGGGCTTCCTGCTTGTCCATGTCAGGAGCGACTGACATCACAAATCGCTGGTTGGACAGCACGTCGTCCCTGGCCTTGACCGCCTTGTCCGACGTCCGAGGATCACCAAATTGCGGGTACACCATGATGTTGCGGTAATTGCGATACAGGGCCGCTGCCGCTGGGCTTTCGCGCAATGCCTCACCCAGTTCCACGTCCGATGGCAGATTCGGTAGTACCTTGGTCGTTCGGATACCCGTCAACATGGGCAACAGGTTGGTGCCAGCATCCGCACGGTTTTCCACCATCATGCCAACCTTGTCCATTTGTGACGAAATGCGACCGATCAAGCTGGCAAAGATAAACATGCGAGCCGGTTCCCCGGATCGATAATGCACGCGGCCCGACGGGGTCACTTCACGTCGGACATCGAGCCACTCCCGCAACCCCGGCACCTTTTCGGTCCACTGGTGGGCACGGGTATAAAAGTTGCGATAGCTCGGATCAGATATACGTTCGCCAGTAAAGAAGGATCGGTCCAGCGCAAACGCTTCAAACGGCGCTCGCAGAATGGGCGTCACGTCAGCCAGCACGTTTTCCATCGTGTTGCCAAACCCACCCGCAAAGAATCGGTTGATGTCTTCAAACGGGGCACCCGCCAGGTACAGCACTTCGAGGTTGCCGTCTTCGTCCTTGCCCAGGACCGCATGGCTGCGTTCCAGTATCCAGTCCGGCATCGTGTAGGCATCAGCTTCAATGTCCTCTGCAAACGAATCACGGGACTTGGTCGCAATCGCCAGCTTGGACAAACGATCCGGGTTGTACACAAGGTTTTGCACCTGGGCTGGCATGTTGACGGCCATCCACCGGGCAAACGGAAAGATCGAACCGCCCTGGCGCACAGCCCGTCCGACGTCGTCATAGTTGTAGAACGTTTTTCGAGCAAACTCAGCCGCTTCATCCAGCGTGTCCCCCTGCGACAATCGCCAGCGAATCCCCGCAATCTTGGCGGCATTGTCCATACCCTCGGCCACGGTAGCTCCGAACTTGATGCCAAGAAATCCTTTTTTGGGAAAGGTGCGTCCGAAATTGTCGTCATAGTCTTTCCAGACAGCTTTCATGGCATCCAGTGACGTGCGTCGTGGGTCATCCTGGCCAGCGGCCTTGCGAGCTACGCGCTCCAAATAACGACTGACCGCACTCTGGTTTTCACGTCCGGGTTCAATAAACGTCTTTTCCTGGTAACCCCCGGCCACCCCGCCGCGCTGTTCAAAGTCTCGCCAAAAGTCATTGGATTTTATGCGCAGGACACCGTCTTCTGGTACGGGTAATCCCTTGGCTTGACGAGCGGCAATACCCTCCGGGGTCAATGGGATAAGCACGTCGTCACCAGCGTGCATCACCTGTCGCACGCCGTTCGGCATTTCGCGCAACATCGCGTTAAGCGGCATGCGGCCATTAATAAACGCCATCAACATCAATCCAAACCCATTACGGAAAAAATAACTGGTGTTGCCGGGAAAGACCGTGACGAGTGGTTTCCAAAGCGCATTGAAATTGTCCAGGGTTTTCAACAACCCACCCATTGCCAGCGGATTGCGCAACGTCGAGTACATCTGGATGACGTCTTGCGGACCCGCCAGCAACGTCGCCTGGCGATGAATGGCCTGCGTCACCGGGGCCGAAATGTCATCCACCGCGATTGCCGGGGACGTTAACCCTTCATATTCCACGACTTGGCCGGTCGCTGTTCGTGCCCGTTGCAACGCTTCTTGTTCTGCGGCACCGAGCCGCAAATTCTCAGCCACGTCACGAATTTCGGATACGGCGGTCGCGTCTTCCACCTGCTGCAAAAACGACACTTTGTTGTTTAACGCCGTGGTGGCTTCGCCCGGAGCGGCCACATTGTTAAACACATCATTGACCACGCGGTTCACCTGGTCCGGTTTGAGGTCTGGTGCCGCCGCTGCGATACGTACCGTAGCTTCTGCCACGGCATCTCCAATATCTAGGTCGCCTGCTCGATACCGACGCACCAAAGAATTCAGCACTTCGATGTTGACGTTGTGTTTACTTAATACCGCCATGGCCGCATTGACTTTGTTCGGGTCAATTTCGCGAACCTTGAGCGCCTTCAACAGGTCGTCATCAAGAAACTCGGATAGCTTGGCCTTGAGCCGCGTATCGGCCATATCGTAGGCAATAACCGCCAGCACATCGGTGTCCACACCAGCGTCTAGCAGCTCTTCGACACTACGAGCTTTTGACGCATCTG